GTCGGCGAAGGTCTGAGTAGCGGCCGATGAATCGAGCGCCAGCGAGTGCAGCACATCGGCTGCATGCGGCGCGACTGGCTTTGCAAGACGCTGCCACGATTCGTACAGCAGTGTGCCCGCGCGGGGCGGTTTGGCCGTACCATCATAAATGCCGAACATGCCCGGCCCAGGCCCCCATGCTGGCGCCCTTCGATGTCCCGTGCCGGTGAAGTAGTCGAAATCTTCCAGCAATTCGCGCCCGTCGCCTTTTTGGAATGCAACGCGCCATGCGTCACACTTCCATCCGTCGCGGGTGCGCTCGCCCAGGCACACGGCGCTGAATGTAACGCCGTGCTTGGCAAGGTAGGCTTCTACAGCCTGTTTGATCTCGTTTGTATCCATGGCTCTTTACTCCTATGGTTGAATGAATAGCCATTCTGCCATATGGCAGGATGCATGTCTAGCAATCGTTGCCCAGGACGGGCGGCAGCCCCTCGCATATATCAGCGGCCGGCTGCGGCGCCGTGAGGATCATCCATACCGACGGGGCGCACATCAGCGCGGCCAGCAGTGCGCCCCACAGCCATGGGCGCAGCTGCTCGGCCAGTGTGGGCGCGGGCGGCGGGGGCGGACCGATGCCGGCGAGGATGCACCAGACGCACCGGTCATCGTCCTGGGCTGTCAGCGCGCCCGTGTCGCACCAGTGGCAGGTATCGCGGATCATGGCTGCACCTTGGCGAGCGCAGCGCGGGCCGCAGCATAGGCTTTCTGCTGATGCGCTGCGGGCGAATCGAAAGCCTCACAGCACTGGCGCAGCGCTGCCACTAGTTCGGCATGTACATCACATTGCCGCTCTGCGATTTGCAGTTGTTCGAGGTACTGGCTGTCGCTGTTACGGTGCGCGGCCCAGAAATTGGCGCGCGCCAGTGCAACCGCGCCGCTAGGCGTAGGGGCGCGCCGGAAAGACTCATAGACGGCGCTCATGACTGCCACCCCGTTACCGGGCGCAGGCCCAGCGTCGCATTGTACGGATCGTAGCCCGGAGCGTTGTGGCGCAGTTGCTGGCGCATGTCGGCGTACCGCGCATCCATGTCGGCCGCGTGCTCGTTGTGGGCACAATAGTCGGCCACCTGGGTGCGCGGATAGGCCGCGTGCGTCATGTGCAGGCTGTGCAGTGCGCCGCGCACGGCGCGCAGTTTGTTCAGCTTGTCGCTCATGACTGCATCTCATGGACCGTGGCCGGGATACTGGGGCGCATCGCCTTATAGGCTGCCACCTTGTCAGATGCGCCGCGCAGCGCGGCCTCCCGCGAGCCTGCCACATTGGTGTAAGTGAAGCTACCCAGTAGCGCGCCGGTCGTGGCATGCAGCACCTCATAGCGCCCCATCGTCCGCACTGCGGGCGCATCTAGCACCTTGCCGACCTTCACGCGCACGCGATCAGAATCAGGCTCAATGCGCAGAATAGCGGCGCGCACATCGTCGGCCTTTTCGTGAGCCAGGGCGATTGCGGCGCTGGGATAGGCCGTGATCCGGTCCGACTTGCTGCCAGCGTGCGCCACATGCTCGCCGCGCACCACGCGCAGCGACTCGCGGCCTCTATAGACGGTGATCGTATTTGCGTCCATTTCGCGTTACTCCTAGCGGTTGATAAGGTCAGTCCATGCCATCTTGGCATATGGCACTGTGACGTTCAATAGCTGTGACGGCTGGAAATGAAAATAGTTGCGTGACGCGCGTCACAATTAAATGAGTTCGCAGCGCGAGGCTTGCCGGGCCTGCGCAATCTCGGCTGCCAGCAGGGCCTGCTGCGCTTTTTCCTTGAGGTAGGGAAAGTGGCCGTATTCCTGGCGCATACCGCGCCCTGGGCCTATGCGGCGCAGCGTGCCATACGGGGGCCTAGCCAAGGTGCGCGCCCGCGCCGTCGGCTCGCCGGGGTTGTAGAGTACATTCCACCATGCGCCGTCCACGGATACGCCATAAGCGCTGCATTCCCGGTCGGTGAACAGCTCGCCGGGTTTGGCCTTGCGCACCCCGGGGCGGCCGCGCCGCTTCGCCTTGAATATCGCTACCAAATGAATGAGGGGCACTTCTACTCCGGGCGCGGCGTTGTGGTGGCCGCTGTCACCATTGACCCGGTAGAAGATGCCGCGATCTACGCGGCCTACGGCTTCGCGAAAGCGCTGATGGCAGACAGGCCAGCCGTCGCGCGTGAAGGTGCGGCCATCGCGTTGAACGTAGCGTGACATAAACGAAGCTCCACATAGAGAAATGTATTTGGTAGCATAAAGTACAAAACGGATTGTTTGCAAGCCCTTTACGGGAAGCGTGAAACGTTCCGTTTTGGGACAGTTTTGGCAGAAAGTGATTCATTTGATATTGCATAGGCAGCAAGTTTGCAACTTTTATACATTACTAGCAATGGCCGTAAGTGATTGATTGTGGCTCGTACCGAATAGCATTTCCAAACGTTACTCGCTCTAGGTGGGGTTTGCTAGAAAGAAAAAAGGGTCAGGGGTAATTCATACCTTGTTATTGCTATTAATATTACTAATATAAATAAAAGTAACTCTCTATTCTCCCTTCACGGCGCGCGCTGGCGGCCTCGCTTTTCCATTAGTTTGCAGATCGAGGCCCACTAGCCACTGTGCGCCCAGGCCCTGCTGCGGCGATGCACTATTCGCGCTGCGCGGATCGCTGGTCGCGGTGCGCGGGCCGCGCATAGAGGGGGTGGGGGACCGGAATGTGGGCCCCACGCAGCGTAGGATTAGGGTCCCATCCCGTTAAAAGCTGATCATGTTTCGGGATATGGCACTTCGCCTATAGCACTCGCGCGTTTCGAGGTACGGCACCTCGCCTATAGGCTATTTGCACCTAGGCTTTTCAAAAATAGCGCAGCAATTTACAGCCTATGGCACATAGCCAAATGCTAACTTGCGCACCCGGCCGCCGCGGCGCTATGCTCGTGAAGTTCGCTCAAACCTTCGATTCAACCTTCCATGGAGAACACATGATCAAGCCCACAGTCGGTCGCACGGTGAACTACTGGCCTGCCCGCGCGGACCTTGGCCAGCCGAACGCCGCCATCATCGCGTACGTGCACAGCGACACCCAGATCAACATCGCGGCCTTCGATGCCAATGGCAACCACACCAGCATCACCAACGTGCATCTGCACCAGGAAGGCGAGGAACGCCCATCCGGCGGCTTCGCTGAGTGGATGCCGTACCAGCGCGAACAGGCTGCGAAGACAGCAGGCTTCACCGCGGAACAGGTGCAGTCGGCGCAGCAGGCGGCCGAAGCGCTGGCGGTGAAAGACATAGACACCGCGCAGCACGTGGCCGAGGAAGTGACGACGGCGCCCGCAACGGAGTCGCTGCTGTGAACGGCGCGGCAGGCTACGGCAGCGCGGCGCTGCAATGCGCCGATCCGCGCGTGTCGCCAGCGGCTGAGGTGCCACAACTGCAGCAGTTGGAAGATGCATTGCTGGACCTGTGCGGAGCTGCGCAGAAGTTGAAGTACCGCATCGGCTCGACTGCCGATCGCGTCTTCGGCACGCGGCCCGAACCGGCAACGGACAGCGCCAAGAATCCGACGTCGCCGGACGGTTCAGCATTGCTGCGCATTCAGCGCGCTATCCGGGCGCTGCGCGATGAGATGGACGGCGCGCACTACCAGCAGGACCGCATCGAGAAGCTGTGACCGACAAGGGGCGCCGCACTTCACCCGCGGCGCCCTTTCCTGCTACGCTGGCACCATGCCCCTATCTCCTGCAGACCGCATCCGTCTTGGTATCGACGAGCCGCCCGCCGAGGGCGAGATCGAGTTTCTGCCTGCGCCGTCGGCCCCCGTGCAGCCCGCGCCGCCGACGCGCGCGCCCAACCTGAAACTGGTGCTCAAGGAAGGCGAGAAGGCTTCCTCGCCGCGCATACGGCAGATGGTCAATGAGCTGCTGGCCGGCAATATCGAGAATGCGGACTATGCGTTGAAGCAGCTGTTCGCCGCGAATCCGAAGCTGGGACTCGAGATGTACATTGAGCTTGCGCAGTTCAGCCTGCCCAAGTTGAAGGCTGTGGCGGTGCAGGTGGACGATCGCAGCGAGAACCCGCGCAATCTGTCCTTCGCACAGCTGCAGCAGGCCCTGCAGGGCGAATGAGCTTGCGCTGACGCCCGTCGTGTAGGTACAGTCCGACAAGTTGTCGGAGGATTCCTACATGTTCCAGAAGCTGCGCGCGTGGTGGAAAGACCACGGTACCAAGATCCTTGGCTATGGCGGCACGCTGATCGGCTCGCTGTCGATGCTCGATGCGGCCACGCTCAACCTGATCAAGACGACGCTGGGGCCCAAGTGGGGCCCGCTGGTGTACGGCGCGCTGATGATCCTGGGCGGCATCATGGTGGCCAAGCGCGGCTACACCAACTCGACCAACTCGCGCAACGCACTGCCTGCAACCAACGATACGGTGAAGCCATGAAACAGGGAACTCGCGATCTGATCCTCATCGCAGCATTCGCGGCATTCGGACTGCTGGCTCTCGTAGCTTGCTCCGATGCGCCGGCCGCCGGTAGCAGCACGCAGGATGAAGTGTCGTGGACGATGCCGACGCAGACCACCGACGGCGCGGCGCTGCCGCTCTCCGACATCGCCAAGACGACCGTGGTGTGGGGCACTGCGCCGGGCGGCCCATACACGGCCGGCACCCAGGATGTTGCGGCGCCGGCAACCAGCGTCACACTGTCACGATCCGGCGCAGGCACGCGCTGCTACAAGATCAACGTGACGACGACCGCGGCGAAGGGCTCAGTGCCCAGCGCATTCAGCCCCGAAGGCTGCAAGACAGTATTTGCTGCACCGAACCCGCCGACGAATCTGACGGTCCAGTGAACCAGTACGTGCTGGCCGGCATTGCTGGCATTGTGCTCGCCGCGGGCGCCTTCACTGCCGGCTGGCGAGTCAATGGATGGCGCCACGACGCGCAGGATCTTCACGATGAGCAGCTGGCCGCCAAGGTCGGTGCCGCGACATCCAAGGCGGCCGTCGATGCCATCGGCAAGATCGAGATCAAACGTGTGACGATCCGTCAGGAGTTGGAACGTGAAATCCGCACTGAGCCTGCCCCTCCTGCTGTGTGCGATATCTCTGACCGCATGTTCGACACGCTCAATCAAGCCATCACAGGACAGGAGCCTGGTGGAGCTGGCGTGCCCGCTGCCGACGCCGCTGCTCGGCCGGGACCGTAACACGCTGGTCAGGAAGCTCGAGGAAATGGGCACGCAGTACCGCATCTGTCGCGCCGCGGCGCTTGCTGAACCGCCGCCTGCGAAGTGAGTAGCGAGCGCCAACGCGTCGCACGCGAGCTGCTGCGACGCCTTCGTTGTCAGCAGTCGATACACAGCTTCATGCTTAACATCGACGTGCCGCGCTCGCCCGAGACGGCCATGCATCCCGACGAGGATTTGCTGGGGCCGGCATCCGCGCTGATGCCCGTCCACTTCGCGAAGATTCTGGAAGTGTTCCAGCGCACCATGGATCGCCCTTCGGGGCGCGCCATTATTCAGGCGCCGCCGGGCTCGGCAAAGTCCACGCTGCTCGACGCTGTGGCGCTCCCGTGGGAGATGGGCCGCAAGCCCGGCAGTCGCCTCATCCTGCTGTCCTACGCATCGGAAGTCGCCGAGCGCCAGTCGCGCCTGGCGCAGAACGTCGTGCAGCAGCCGGAGTACCAAGCGATCTGGCCCGAGGCGCCGAAGCTGATGCGCGATGCGGCCGGCGAATGGACGCTATCGAACGGATCAGAGATGGCGGCGCTCGGCATCCTGGGCGCCGTGACATCACGCCGCGCGTCGGGCATTGCGATCGATGACCCCATCGCAGGCCGCGAGGAAGCGGACTCGGACTTGCAGCGCATCCGCTTGCTCAACGCGTATCACGACGACGTGCTCACGCGTCTGCTGCCCGGCGGCTGGCTGATCATCATCCTCACTCGCTGGAGCGAGCAGGACCTGGCGGGCTCCATTCTGCCCGAGGACTACGACGGCAGCAGCGGCATGATCAAGGGCCGCGACGGGCTCGACTGGGAAGTGTTGTCGCTGCCGGCGAAGTGCGAGCGCAACGACGATCCGCTGGGCCGCAAGATCGGCGAGTACATCTGGCCTGAATGGTTTCCGGAGAAGCACTGGAAAGTGTTCGAGGAAGCAACAGGGGATGAAGCGGCGCGCACCTGGTCGTCGCTGTGCCAGCAGCGCCCGACTCCGAAAGGCTCGGGGCGCCTCAACGAAGATGCGATCGATTTCTACAAGCCCGGCACGCATCCGCCGATTCTCGCCAACGTCGGCGCGGGCGACTACGCGGTCAGCGCCGGCAAGAACGACTTCACCGAGCTGGGCGTCTTCGGCATGGACAGCAAGGGCGACCTGTGGGAGTTGGACTGGTGGCACGAACAGTGCGACACCGGCAAGAGCACCGAGCAGTCGATCGATATGGTGGCGCGATGGCGCACACCGATGTGGTTCAACGAGGGCGGCGTAATCGACAAGGCGATGGGCCCGCTGTTCAACCTGCGCATGCGTGAGCGTCAGGTGTTCACCGATCGCCGCGCGCTGCCCTCCATGCATGACAAGTTGGCCAAGTGCCAAGCGTTCATCGCGCGCTGCAACGCCGGCACCGTTCACTTCCGCGACAACGCCAATTCTCGCCGCGTTGTATCGCAACTCGCCGCGCTGCCGGCCGGGCGTTACGACGACGCCGCCGACGTGTGCGGGCTGATCGGCCGCGCCCTTGACCAATTCCCCTTCGTGCGCGCGGCCAAGGCGCCGGAGCCGACGAAAATCCTGCGACCTTTCACCGCTGAATGGCTGGAATGGAAGCCCCCGACGCGGACAGGCCTCAGAGAAATCTGACAGCCGCTTGCGGCTTTCTCCTACAGACGGTACAGTCCGCCACATGGCAAAATTGGTAGCGCGCAGCTCCGCCCTCCTGGCAGTACTCATCCTGCTGGCGGTTTCGGCTGCGCTGATTGATCCGTCGCTGGGCGGATTGCGCTGATGGACGTTACCGGCCCCTCGACTTCACAGTCGCAGCTGCAGGCTGTCTCCGATGCCGTCTCCACCGCCGGCATGAGCGAGGAAGAAGCCCAAGCCCGGCAGTCCGAGGAAGCCGCGGTCCGCGCCTTCTTCAAGCAGTTCGACAACGACCAGAAATTCGACAAGGCCATACGCGAGCAGATCCGCAAGGATCGCACCTACGCCAGCGGCGAGGCGCAGGCCGGGTGGGCCGTCAGTACCAACATGATCGGTTCGGCGATCGATGTGCTCGTCGCCACGCTCTATGCGCGCGACCCGGATGTCAGCGTGCGCCCGGCGCCGCAGGTGGATCCGCCGCCTGATCCGGTCACCGGCATGGTGCAGCCGCAAGTCGAGCGCCAGCGCAACATCGACATGGCGAAGTCGCTGGAGTTGGTGCTGTCAGCGCTATGGAAGAAAGGCAAGTTGAAGCAGCGCATGCGCCGCGTGATTCGCGCCGTGCTGTCCGCTTCACACGGCTGGCTCAAGGTGCTGCCGGAGACGGCCGATCGGCCCGATCCGCTTGCGCAGAGCGAGTACAACACGCTGGAGCAGAATATCCAGAGCGTCGCGGCGCAGATCACAGCACTCGAAGCCGGCCAGACGCTCGAAGGCTGCACGGCCAGCGTCGAAGACCTGCAGGCGCAGCAGGAAGAATTGAAAACCTCGCTCGAAGCGCTCTCCAATCGCCTCGAAGTGGAGGTTTGCTACGGCTTCACCTTCGATGTGGTGAAGCCCGAGAACATGCAAGTCGGCACGGATGTCGAACTGCTGGAGGAATATCTGGATTCGGACTCACTCACCGAGATCCTGTACATCCCGTACGACGAGTTGCGTGAGAAATTCCCCGAGCTGAAGGACACGGACCTCAAGGCGGCCGACAAGTATTACCGCAAAGAGCCGAAGAACGCCAACCAGGGTGAAGTCACCATCACGGGTGAAGGCGATCTGATCGCGCGCATGTACCCGAACCAGGGCGCAACCGAGGATCTGTACAGCAAGATCAATCAGACCGAAGGGGCAACGGCCTTCGCGAAGGTGCTCGAGAAGTGGTGCAAGGCGGACAACCACATCTACACCGCGATATGCGGCGTGAAGGCGTGGGCGCGCAAGCCCTATGAGCCGAGCTGGGCATCGAGTCGCTACTACCCGTATTTCTACTTCTCGTTGTACGAAGTGGACGGTTCGCGCTGTCCGCAGTCGCTCGCCTCGCGCCTCTCGAAGCTACAGGACGAATATGCCAGTGTGCGCAGCAACCTGCGCATCACGCGCCGCCGCAGCATTCCAGGCACGATCATGGACGCTTCGGCGTTGTCCGACGAAGAAGTTAAAAAGATCACCGAAGGCGTCATCGCTGAGATCACGCCGCTCAAGACGACGCAGCCGAATCAGGATTTCAGCAAGCTGTTCGGGGCCAAGCCGACGCCCAACATCGACATGCGACTATATGACACGACGCCAATTGTCATGGACATCGAGCGCACCGCCGGTATTCAGGAAGCGCAGTCGCAAGTCACCAGCACCGAGAAGACGGCGACCGAGGCCGAGATTCAGCAGTCCGGCTTCAACACGCGTACATCAACCGCGCGCGATGTGATCGAGACGTCGCTGACCGACATGGCGCAATTCTGCGCCGAGGTATCGCTGCAGAAGATTCCGCCCGACATCGCGGCGAAGATCGCAGGCCCCGCGGTGTACTGGCCGCACGGCCTGGCGCTTGAAGACATCACATCACTGGTGGAAGTGAACATTCAGGCCGGCACCACCGGCAAGCCGCGCAATCAGGGTGATCGCGAGGCATGGGGCGTCATCCTGCCGCAGTTGAAGGAACTGGCCGTGCAGATATTCCAGCTGCAGCAGAATCCGCAGACGGCGCCGCTTGCAACCGCGCTCGAAGAACAGCTCACCGAGACCATGCGCCGCTTCGGCGATGAGAGTGATTTGTCGCGGTTCCTTCCGGCGAGGCCCGCGGTGCCAGCGGCAGCGCCCACGCCGGATGCGACTGGCGCGCCGCCTCCCGACGCAACCGGGGGCGCCCCGCCTGATGCGACTGGCGCGCCGCCTACCGACGCAGCTGCCGCTCCCGAATTTTTTGGCCCCCAATGAGGATGTATGGCAACTCCTGAGATGCTGGCTGCGGTGACCGCGGCTGTTCGCGGCGAAGATCCCCCGGCGCCGGTTGTGACCGATCCGCCTGCGGACGACAGCGCGGCCACCGATCCGCCTGCAGCTTCTGCGACGGAAGATTTGATCGGCACGCCCCCAGGCGAGCCGGCCGCTGCAGCACCTGCGCAGCCGCAGCTGGACGATCAGGGGCGCATCCGCGGGCCCGACGGCAAGTTTGTCGCGGCCACGCCCAAGCCTGCCGATCCGGCGGCTCCTGCAGCCGCGGCCGCGGCGCCGAAGGCTGTGGATCCCGCAGCGCCAGCGGTTACCCCGAAGGCGGCCGACCCCATCAACGATCCGATTCCGGCCACCGCGAAGCCCGAGACGCGCGAGCGCATCCAGACCCTGGTGGATACGGTTAAGGCGACATCCACCGAGCGCGACGCGTTGCGCACGGATTTGGAATTGCTCACCGCGCCCATTACGGAAGCCGGCGCAACGCTCGAGCAATTTCAGGAGTCAATGAACCTCCTGAAGCTGATCAACAGCCCCATGCAGCACGAGCAGGCGCAGGCACTGGAATATCTGGAAGGCGCGGCGGCGGCACTGGCGCAACGCCTGGGCCGAGTGCCGGCCGGCACCGATCCGTTGACGGGACAGGACGACCTGATTCAGCGCGTGAACGCGCGCACGCTGTCACGACAGGACGCCGAGGAAATCGCCGCCTCTCGTCGTGCGCAGGCTGCGACGCAGCAGTTCCAGCGTGATCAGCAGCAGCGCAGCCAGCAGACGCAGGCCCAGCAGCAACAGGTGCAGGCCGGGCAGACGGCGGTGCGCGCCGTAGAGGAAACGCTGCAGGCCACCGATCCGCAGTACGCAGCCAAGATTGCCGTGCTGCGCGCCGATACCGCATTCGTGCAGCAGCTACGCACGTTGCCGCCGGGGCAGTGGGCTGCGGCATTCGCGCAGAAGTACCGCGAAGTGAAGATCGCAGCTCCCGCGCCCGCTCCGGCCCCTGCACCGGCCGCTGCGCGCTCACCGTCGCCACTGCGTGCGAAGAACCCGGCCGGGAACACGGCCAAGCCGCCGGGCACGATGCTCGAAGCGGTCAAGGGCGCGATCGAACAACGACGAACGGGGTGAGCCATGGCATCTGAGGCAGCGGAGCTATTTCAGCGCATGCAAGTTGCGGAGCAGAACAACCTGCGCAATTCGCTAGGGTTGCAGTCGCACGAAAAAGAATGCGCGATTCGCTATGGGCACATCAATCAGACGATGCGCGCCATTAAGCGCGACATGCGTTTGGGCATTCTCGCGCTGATCGGCACTTTGGCCAGTGTTGCCGGGTTGTTGATCAAGCTGGTGTTCTTCCCACACATATGACACCGCTCACCCAACATTTCTTCCTCGAAGAATTCCTGTCGTCTGAAACGGCGGCGCGGATGGGGCAGGAAATCATCCCGACCGTCGCGGAGACGGAAAACATCATACTGCTGTGCAAGACACTGCTGGAGCCGATCCGCGCCAAGCTCGGGCGGCCCATGGTGATCACGTCCGGCTTGCGTCCGCTGTGGCTCAACCTGCAGATCGGCGGCAGCACGAACAGCGCGCACCTTCACGGCCTGGCTGCGGACATCAAAGTTGTCGGCATGTCGCCGGCCACGTTCGCGCGATGGGTGCAACAGAATTTCGAGCCCGAAGAATGGCCGGTCGATCAGTGCATTCTCGAGTTCAACTCTTGGGTGCATCTGAGCACGGCCAAGCCGCCGCGGCACCAGTTTCTGACCGCGAAAAAAGACCACGACAAGACGATCTACTCGACGGGCATCTCGGTGTGAACACGCTCGTCTGTGTCCTGAAGTCCGGGGTATTCAAGCCTTGGACCGTCAAGGACTACACGGTGCAGTACGGTCCGCATCATGTGCAGTGGTTGCGCGATCAATTCGCAGCGCAGCTAAAAACACCGCATCGCTTCATTTGCCTGACCGATATGGAAGTGCCTGGCGTCGAGACGCGCCCGCTGCGCGACGATCTGCCCGGCTGGTGGAGCAAGCTGGAAATATTTCGCGAATTCGACAGCGCTTCTTACGTGGATCTGGACAGCGTTGTCATCGGCGACATTTCGCCATGGCTGTTCAACCAATATCGATTCCTGATGTCGGCGCATCTCACAAAGCGCCACGGCGTCAACTCCAGCGTGATGTCTTGGAACGGCAGCATGCGGTGGCTGTACGAGGCGTTCAAGGCCGACAAAGAGCGCATCATGAAGACCTTCGTGGTGCACGGCCGATGGGGCGACCAGGATTTCATCCGCGAGACTTACACCGCCAAGCGCGGGCCCATCGACAAATTCCAGCACCACTTTCCGGAAACCATCCTCAGCTACAAACACGACATCCTTAACAAAGGCATGCCGTTGCGCTTCGGTTCGCGCAAGCGCGTCCCGCTGCGCAAGGACTGGCTACAGAAGCCGCGCCTGGTGTGCTTCCACGGGGCGCCGAAGCCCTACGAGATCGATGCCCCATGGGTGCCCAAGCTATGCGCCGCCTGATTTTCCAAGTCGCAGTAGGCGAAGTGCCGGCGTTCTATGAGCCATGCACGGAATCAGTTGCGCAGTATGCCGCGCGCATCGGCGCCGACTACAAGAAGCTGACCGAACCTGTGCTACGCATCGTGCCGAAGAAATCGCAGCGCTCGGAGAATGCACTGCG